AACAACACTACAATGGCACAACGTGTTGTACAGTATCAAACCGTCTTGCAGATGTCGTCGCAAGCACCGCAGATATACGATTTACCTCAACTACACCGTCAAATGATTGACGTGCTGGGCGTTAAGAACGCCGAAAAACTCGTTCCGCTAGACGAAGACGCGAAACCGGTAGACCCAATCAGTGAAAACATGAACGCATTGATAGGTAAACCGATGAAAGCGTTTGTCTACCAAGACCACGAGGCACACCTTGCTACTCACCAAGCATTCATTCAAGACCCGATGATTGCGCAAACTATCGGCCAGAACCCTCAAGCCAAGCAGATTATGGCCTCACTGCAGGCGCATATCGCAGAACACTTAGGGTTCCAATACCGCCAGCAAATGGAAGAAAAGTTGGGTGTACCACTACCTATCCCAAATGCCGAGTTGTCAGAAGATTTAGAGGTCAACCTCGCTCGTATGACCGCAGAGGCAGGCAAACAGCTCACCGAGCAGCACAAACAACAAGCAGCGCAGAAGCAAGCGCAGCAACAACAGCAAGACCCTGTATTCCAGCTACAGCAGCAGGAAGTACAAGCGAAAGTACAAGAAGTTCAGCGCAAAGCCGCCAAAGACCAAGCGGATGCACAAGCCAAGCAAGCCGAAGCGCAGCGTAAAGCGATGAAAGATCAAACTGACGCCCAACTTGCACAGCAGAAATTACAGTTGGAAGCCCAACTAGCCCAGATGAAGATGCGAATAGAACAGGCCGAACTAGAGTTAGACGAGCGCAAAGCAGGAGCCAAAGCCTCCGCCGACCGCCGCAGAGATAACACAAAACTCGACCTCGACCTGCTTAAAACAACAATGCCGAAAGGGAATAACTAATGGCTAAAACCGTCTTTGACGTGCTTAACGATAAATTCGACGAGGAAATATCCTCTGCAAACGTATTTCTGGAATCGGGTAGTCCTAAAGACTACTCAGAGTACCGGGAAGTGGTGGGCCTCATACGGGGTCTGAAGTCCGCCAAAAACTACGTATCCGACCTCGCACAAAACTATATGGAATATGACGATGACTGAACCAATCCTTGCTGTACCTGAGCATGTGCAAAAACAGATAGACGAAGAAACTTTTGAGGCACAACTCCCTAGACCCGTTGGCTATCGGATACTTGTAGCCCTGCCTGAAGTAGAAGAAGAGTATGAAGGCGGGATTATCAAACCCGAAAGCGTACGAAAACGTGAATACATTTTATCCATTATGGGACTCGTTATTGATATGGGCGACCTAGCCTACACAGACGAGAGCCGTTTTGGTGAGAAAGCTGACCCGTGGTGTAAGGTCGGTGATTTTGTAATGTTTCGCATGAACACGGGCACTCGTTTTACCGTTAATGGTAAAGAGTACCGTTTGATGAATGATGATTCCATCGAGGCAGTAGTTGCTGACCCTCGTGGCATCACACACGCGTAGGGGGTGAGTTATGCCTATCGAAGAAGTTAAAGTTGAGCTTTCACAGGAAAACGAGGACGTTAAGGAAATCGACATAGAAGAAACTGAAGCGGTCGAAATAGATGTAACGGGCCGCAAAACAGAAGAAGAGTACCGTGCAGAGCAAGAGCCAGAAGTTGAGGACGCAGGAGAGCCTGAACTTGAGATCGAGCTTGTTGACGATACACCTGAAGAAGACCGTGGGCGGGAGCCTATGGAAGAACCACCAGAAGACGTAACTGAAGAAGAGTTGGAAGGGTACTCGTCTAAAGTTAGAAAACGTATAAACAAGATACAGCGAGGCTACCACGACGAACGCCGTGCGAAAGAATCGGCTGAACGTGAGCGCCAAGAGGCTGTACGAGTTGCGCAAAAACTAATCGAAGAGAACAAGGCGTTAAAGGGTGACGTTAGTAAAAGCCGAGACGCTTTACTTGACCAAGCCAAACGGAACGCAGCTATTGAAGTACTCTCCGCTAAGAAAGCATATAAAGATGCGTACGAAGCGGGCGATGCAGATAAAGTTGTGGAAGCGCAGGAAAAACTAACGGCTGCTAAAATAAAGGCCGATAAAGTAGCTAACTTTACGCCCGAGCCTTTACAAGAAGAAGATTATAGTGCAACAATAGAGTCTGACACCTCTGAACAAGTTGACCCGAAAGCTCAGGAATGGGCCTCGCGCAATACTTGGTTCGGTACCAACACCGAAATGACTGAACTTGCTCGGGGGTTACATAACCATCTTGTCTCTAGTGGGGTAGACCCAAGTAGCGATGAGTACTACGAGAAAATAGATTCTCGTATGCAACAAATCTTCCCCGACCAGTTCGAGGATGCACCGAAAAAGAAACGAGCTAGTGTGGTGGCACCCGCAACGCGGAGCACATCGCCCAAAAAGGTGAAACTAAATCCATCACAGCAACAGCTTGCAAAGAGATTGGGTATTACTTATGAACAGTACGCCCATCAAATGATATTAGACGCGAGGAAAGTTTAATGGCTAACAACAGAACCAACCGCGAGTTAGAAACCCGCGAAAAAACAGTTGCGAAACGCTCATGGGAAGCCCCTGACGTTCTACCCAAACCTAACCCAGAACCGGGTTACGAGTTTAAATGGGTTCGCATAGCGACATTAGGTAACGTTGATGCGCCAAACATATCCTCTTCGTTCCGCGAGGGCTGGGAACCTTGCAAGGCGACCGACCACCCCGAAATTACTCTTGCGACCATTGAAAACGAACGGTTTAAAGATAATGTCGTGATTGGTGGGCTACTTCTGTGCAAAATGCCTGAAGAGATGTTGGCACAACGCGCAGCTTACTTTAAAGAGAAAGCAGGTGACGCCATGCGTGCGGTAGATAGCAGCCTCATGCGCGAGAACGACCCAAGAATGCCTATCTTTCATGATAGGAAAACATCCGTCTCGTTTGGCAAAGGCTAAACAGACTTAACTTATTTTTAGAGGTGATCTAAAATGGCTAGTACAGCTTCCCCATACGGGCTAGTTCCCGTAAAGAACGCTGACGGTTCACCATATAGTGGTGCGCGTGATGCGTTTCAAATTGCTTCAGGGCTTGCCAATAACATTGGTTATGGTTCTTTAGTAAAATTAGATGGCGGTCGAATTGAGATTGCTACTGGTACAGGTGCAGATGCAGGTGCTAACAACTTCGCTGTAAACGGCGGCGGTGCGGCAGGTGTATTTGTTGGTTGTGAGTATGTGAACGCGCAAGGTCAGTTAGTATTTGACCAGTTGTTCCCTACAGGCACAACTGCCCCAACTGGTACTAAAATCATCGCTTACGTTGTAACTGATCCGGGTGTAACTTACCAAGTTCAGTCTACTGGCGCTGTCCCTGACACAGACATTGGTCAAAACTGTACGTTTTCTGCGGCGCAGAACGCGACTACTTCAGTAAACACCAGCACTGGCAAATCTAATATGGCGGTAGGTGCAGCACAAACTGCAACTGCTGGCTTTAAGATTGTTGGTATGTCTGATCGCGGCGACTCAAAAGCTGGCGACGCGAAAACCGACTTGTTAGTTAAAATTAACGCCCCTTACCATTTATTTGGTACTGGTGTAGTGAGCGAATAGAGGACTTAAATCATGGCTATCTCAAGATCCCAGCTCCTCAAGGAGCTATTACCCGGCCTCAACGCCTTATTTGGCTTGGAGTACGCTAAGTACACCGAAGAGCACAAAGAAATCTTTGAAACAGAGACTTCTGACCGCTCGTTTGAGGAAGAAACTAAACTGTCGGGCTTCGGTTCGGCTCCAACTAAGGCTGAAGGCTCGGCTATCGAATACGATAACGCGCAAGAAGCCTTCACTGCACGCTACACGCACGAAACCATTGCGATGGGCTTCTCTGTAACTGAAGAAGCTATCGAAGATAACTTGTATGACTCATTGTCTGCTCGTTATACCAAAGCATTGGCTCGCGCTATGGCGTACACGAAGCAGGTTAAAGCTGCTGATATTTTAAACAACGCGTTCGATACAAGCGTTACTTATGGTGATGCTGTTTCATTAGTAAACACTTCTCACCCTTTAGTGTCTGGTGGTGAGAACTCAAACACTGGTGGTAACGTTGACTTGAACGAAACCTCATTGGAAGCTGCCGTTATCCAAATCGGCAAGTGGACTGATGAGCGTGGTTTAAAAATTGCAGCACGTCCTAAGAAACTCATTATCCCATCTGACTTGCAATTCGTTGCAACTCGTTTGTTGGAGACTGAGGGTCGAGTGGGCACAGCCGACAACGACTTAAACGCCATTAAAACTAATGGTGTAGTCCCAGAAGGCTATGCAATTAACCACTACCTTACCAACACTGGTAACTGGTTCTTAACCACTGACATTCCTAACGGCCTGAAACATTTTGTCCGCGCTAAGATGGCAACCTCTATGGATGCTGACTTCGACACTGGCAACAGCCGTTATAAAGCTCGTGAACGTTACTCTTTCGGTGTCTCTGACCCACTGGGTATCTTCGGAGCTGGTTCAGCATAAGAACCTGTCGAATAGATCAAATTTTCGACGACTTTGGGGGGCACTTGTTGCCCCCTTCTTTTTGCTGTACGATTAATACTAATCCCTGACTACCCGCAATCCAGCAGGTAGACACTAACCCCGACAGGAGATTCTCATGGGTACTACAACTTTTAGCGGGCCAGTTAAGGCCGGTACAATTCGTGAAGGCAGCTCTGCAAACGTAGGTTTCGTAGAGATGGCTCAAACCGCCGCGTGGACACAAAGCGCTTCTGGCACTAGCACGGGTATTATTATCCCTGCTGGCAGTCAAATTACTGAAATTACTCTATACATAACTGTTGCTCCTACCGCAGTAGTCTTATCTGGCGGTACATCTGCTACAGCCACTGAGTTATTCACTGCGTTAGCACAGGGTTCTGTGGCTAACGTTATTAAGCAGGCGTCTACAGCAACAATTACTGATGCAGATGCTTGGGCAGACGTAGGCACTTCTGACGTTACTATCTTCCTAAAATCTGCTAGTGGTAGCACTGGACGTGGTTATGTAACTGTTAAATACATTCAGAACAACAACCTAGCTTAATAACTCGGAAGTATAGTTTATGGCGGTATCATATAACATAGAAACGTTAGCTAACACCGAGCGTAAGTTAGTGGTGAAGTTTGTGTTTGTAAACGACAGCGGTACTGATAACTTACCTCTGACTGACTTTATCGACCCTGCTGACTACACAAGTCAAGACGGTAAAGCGGGCAGCTACGTGTCCATAGATCGTATGAGTGTTGCCACTGATCCGGGGATGCAGGTAGAACTTGTGTGGGAGTCAGCCGGTACAGATTACCTTGCGTGGATGTTTTCAGCCGATGTAACCAATAATACCATTGGAGCTACGTCTGTAGACTTCGCTAGTGGTAGTTGGGGGGGTCTAAGACCCCCGGGGTTTGGTGGTAACTCCGTTACTGCTAACTCTGGCACAGGTGCGGGTGATGGCGCGGCTACTGGTACGCTACAAATAAAAACTATTGGCGTTTCAGCCGGTGACAGGTTTACTCTTGTTGTAGAAGGTACTAAACATTATGGCTAACTTTATTACCAACACTACTTTGGTAAATACCGAACGCAAGATAGTTATTAAGTACAGTGAAATTGGTGTTGATGTGACGAGTAACTCTACCACTATAGTGGACATAACCGATTCAGCGTTTAACTCTATAGAGGGTAAAGCACTGACAGGGGTAGCTATAGAAAAAATCTACTTACTCCCGGCAATAGGTGTTGGTGGTACAGGTCAAATAGCTGGCCACATTGAGTGGGCGACTTCTGATACTGCTACAGAAGTGCCTATTACTAGCGTTACTTCAGAGTACAGAAACACTGCGGGTAGTACGTTTGATTTTACTACATGGGGCGGTCTAACCAAAGAAGGCACTACTGCTAACGGCAATATAAAGTTAGATGTAGCCGGTATAGGTAGCAGTGAAGGGTACGCTTTTATACTTGAGCTGCGGAAGATATTTTAATGCGTAACTACTACAAAAAAGGCGGTAAGGTCAAAAAAGGTTCTATGAAAGGCCACACCATAAGCGGCGGGCAAAAACGCCCTACCAAATCTGGTGCTGGTATGACCGCCAAAGGTGTAGCTAAGTATCGTCGGGATAACCCCGGAAGTAAGTTAAAAACAGCAGTAACTGAAGACAAACCAACTGGCAAACGTGCCGCACGACGTAAGTCATATTGTGCACGTTCCGCTGGTCAAATGAAGAAGTTTCCGAAGGCGGCTAAAGACCCTAATTCTAGGTTACGCCAAGCTCGAAAACGCTGGAAATGTTAGGAGCATATTATGCCAGAAGTAGACGGTAAGAAATTTCCTTATACCAAAAAAGGTATGAAGGCCGCTAAAGAAGAAGCGAAAAAATCAGGCAAGAAGATGAAGACCAAGAAGTACATGGCTGGTGGTATGGCCGGTGGTGCTGCACCTATGGCTGCGGCAGGTGCCCCCGCTATGCCCATGTCTGAGGAAGAGAAAAAACGCAAGATGATGGAAGCCATGAAAGCCAAAGCTGGTGGTATGGGTGGCGGTGCCCCCGCGCCCAAGATGCCCGCCATGAAGAGAGGCGGTAAGGTTAAAGGCTATAAATCTGGCAAAAAAGTACGCGGTGCGGGCATTGCTAAACAGGGCGTACGTAAGTGTAAGATGCGCTAATCATGCCTATGCGTCGGTACTACAAATCTGGCGGTAAAATATGCGCGAAAGGTAAATCGTGGGCGAAACGTACCTTCGATACTTACCCTAGCGCATACGCTAATATGGCTGCATCTAAATACTGCAAAGACCCGAATTACGCTAAGGGGTCTAAAGGCAAGAAGAAATAATGGGTGATCTAAAGAAATGGCGTGACCAAGACTGGGTTCGCATCGGCACTGACGGTAAAGTTAAAGGTAAGTGCGGTACATCTAAGGACAAGAAAAACCCGGATCGGTGTCTACCACGAAGCAAAGCTAACTCTTTAAGTAAGGGCCAGCGAGCTGCTACCGCAAAGAAGAAAAAGCGGGAAGGCGCTAAAGGTAAAACAGTTGTAAAAAATACGAAGCCCGCTACCGTTAAGCTACGCACTGGAGGGTTGGCTAGACGAAAACGGCATACATGTACTTGTGGAAAATAAATTATGGCTACTTCAGGAACTACACTATTTGACTTAGATTTTACTGAAGTTGCTGAAGAGGCGTGGGAACGCGCTGGTCGTGAGATGCGCACGGGGTACGATTTAAGGACAGCGCGTCGGTCAATGAACTTGTTGACTATTGAATGGCAGAACCGTGGTATTAATCTGTGGACAATAGATGAGGGGTATATCCCTTTAGTAAAAGGCCAAGCAGATTACGAACTACCGGCTGATACAGTAGATATTTGTGAGCACAATCTGCGCGTAAGTTCAGGTAATACCGCTCTCCAAGCAGATGTTAATCTAAACCGTATAAGCGTTAGTACCTACGCAGCTATCCCAAACAAACTGACGCAGGGTAGGCCCCTACAGTTGTGGGTACACAGACTAGGTGCTGCGGGGACGTACCGGTCGGGACAAAGCTCCGGCACCACTACAACGTTCACTCAAAACTCTCCCTTTGTTACCGTGTGGCCTGTGCCAGACGAGTCTAGTAAATACCAACTCTACTACTATCGTATGCGGCGTATACAAGACGCTGGGCAAGGTATAGAGGACGGTGATATGCCGTTCCGGTTCTTACCTTGTGCGGTGGCGGGGCTTGCGTACCATATAGCTATGAAGGTGCCAGAGCTAGCGCCAAGAATAGAGATGTTGAAAGTAGCGTACGAAGAGCAGTTTACTTTAGCTGCACAGGAAGACAGAGAGAAGACAGCCGCTAGGTTCGTGCCAAGTATAGGGCGCTGCTAATGGCTAGGAAGTTCGCATCCGCCAAGATAGCGATTGCCGTGTGTGATCGTTGTGGGTTTCAGTATAAATTAAAAAAACTGAAGTCCGAAGTCATACGCCACAAAGAAACAAACCTCAAAGTTTGCCCTGATTGTTTTGACCCCGATCACCCACAGAATAATCTGGGGGACGTTAGGGTAGAAGACCCACAAGCTGTACGTAACCCACGACCGGATACAAGTTTCTCGTTCGCTGGTAGTGCGACTAGCAGTAGAGCTGTCTACTGGGGGTGGAGTCCTGTAGGTGGCGAGGGAGGAGAAGGCACAAATAATCCGTTAGTAGGCGATACCAAAATAGGTGAGGTCACGATAACAACATGAGCATGACGTACACACAGCTAAAGGACAACATAGCGGACATTACTGAAAATACGTTTACCGACGACCAGTACAAACTGTTTACTCAGGTAGCGGAAGAGAACATATTACAGGCAGTAAAAATACCCGCCTTGCGTAGAACAGATACCTCGTTGGCGCTTACCAGTGGTACGACCACTCGTACATTACCATCTGACTACTTATACACGCATAGTGTAGCGGTAAAGACGGCGGCCAATAAGGTTAAGTATCTAATACCTAAAGAAAACAACTTTTTATTCGAGGCGTACCCTGATGACACAGTAACTGGGGAGCCTAAGTATTACGCGCAATTTACTGCAGATACTATAGCGGTTGGCCCTAGTCCTGATTCTAACTACTCGCTTGTTATTACCTACGGCAGATACCCAGAGTCGCTAGTTGATGCCGATGCCGCAACGCCGGGTTCGTTGACTTGGTTAAGCGAGAACGCTAGCGCAGTACTATTAAATGGGGCGTTAGTAGAGGCAGCTAGATTTATGAAGGCAGAACAGGATATAGTGGCTAACTACCAACAACTGTACGCGTTGTCTCTACAAGTGTTCAAACAAGAAAACGATACGCGGGCGTACACTGATGATTACAGAACGAGCGGGCTGGTAGGATAGTATGGCTATAACGCAAACAATGACAACGGCGTGTAAACAGAACCTGTTAAAAGGGGACGTGGATTTTGACTCTGATACGTTCAAGATAGCGTTGTATACAAACGCTGCCGATTTAGATGCGAGTACGGCAGTTTACACTACTGCGGGCGAAGTATCTGGTACAGGGTATGTCGCGGGCGGCAATACACTAAGCGGAGCTGCGGTAGCAACAAGCGGTACAGTTGCATACGTAGATTTTGCAGACAGCGAGTGGACTAGCTCGACTATAACTGCACGAGGGGCATTGATATATAAATCTGGTGGTAGTAACCCGTCTATAGCAGTGCTTGATTTTGGCGGAGATAAATCTTCTAGTAACTCTACATTTAAAATTACGTTCCCCGGGGCGGGGACAAGTGCAATTATTAGGATTGAATAATGGCTATAGACTATACAACTAACTTAGGTTTGGCTAAACCCCAGCAGGGCACCGAAGACGGGGCGTGGGGTACTGTAGTCAACAACCAGATAACGACGTTAATAGAAGAAGCTGTAGCGGGGAAGAAGGACGTTAATAGTTGGTCTTCCAACGCGCAAACCATAACCACCACTGATGGAGCGTCGTCCATAGGTAGGGCGGCAATCCTCGTCTTAAAAAATTCTGGGGGGCTAACAGCAGCAGGTACGTTGACCGTCCCTACAGTGTCAAAGATATTTGTTGTGCGCAACGAAACCAGTTACAACGTGACAGTAAAAACAAGTGGCGGGTCGGGTGTGGTTGTACCCACCAACAAGAGTATGATTGTTCTGTGTGACGGCACTAACGTAGTGGAAGCGACGAACGAAGTTATAGGTAACTTAGCGGTTGGCGGCACGATTAACGTCACAGGGGCGGCTACATTTTCAGCAGCAGCTACTGTAGGTACCACGTTAGGTGTTACTGGGAACGTGTCAGTAAACACAGACAAACTTGTTGTTACTGCCTCAAACGGCAACACTACTTCCGCAGGTACTATATCAGCAGTTAATCTAACTGGGTCGCTTACAGCAAGTGTCACGGGTGCGAGCGGTGGTGCCATTGATGCTTCTGGTATGACCGCGTTAATCGGTAAACGCATAATTTCGGATAACTCCAGTAACGTTACATTTACGTTACCTGACGCTGGGTCTGCAGACGCGCCTGTAGGGTCTACATGGATTATTGTAAACGCCCATGAAAGTGCGGATATAACATTACAAGCTGCGAATGATAACTACATATATCTGGCTACGGGCAGTGTCTACTCGGCAGGGAGTCAAAATGGAACCCGCACCATTACGCAAGGCGGGGTTGCAGAATTGGTTGTAACACATACCGACAAGTACGTCGTGTTTGGTGGGGGTGTTAGTTAGTGTCTTCTGGGGCTATAGCATTAGTCGGAGCGTCTGGTTCAGGAAGTACAAACGTATCGCTTATGACGGTAGGTTTTACTGAGTCTAAAGAAATTGACTTCTACGGGTTTGCTAGACAGCCGTGGCCGGTATTTTCTGACGAGGGTACGCCCGAGATAGGTGATTTGGCTCCAGCAACGGTAACTGTGGGGGGCGTAAACTATAGCGTATATGCCCTTAACTGGAGCAGTACTAGCGGTTTAAAGTTTGTAGTTTTAGACGATGCTCAATCATTATCAGTATCCTCTGTTACTTCCATAGCTACGAGTCAAGGCACATACACCTTATCTGGCGCTACGTTTAGCAGTACAAACAAATCAGGTAGTAATTACAGCCAATGGCTTTTAACCACGGAAGATAACTACTTTAATTTTGCAGAAGATGCACAAACAAACGTTACGTTTACGGCGGTATAGTTATGTACCAGCTTAGAGTAATAGAGCCTACCGCCGTTGACATGAGCATTGTTGATACGCTGTACAACGGTAATAAGAAGGTCATTGACGAAAACTCGAACAACATACCGTTAGGGCGTATAAAAGGTAAGCTATCTAGCGTAGCGCCTAACAAATTAAATATAGAAGTGTTAGACGGATCTGGTGAGGTGGTAGCGTACACAGCAGGGCGTATACGCAAAAACGCTTACCACTGCACGACAATAGTGACTAAAAGCGCCAGAGTGTTTACCATATCAACCCAAGAACCGTGGCACACAATACTAAAAGAGCAGGGGTGTACGCATTTACTCGCGTATGTTGTAGTCGGTACCCCCATGCACGCGCTGATGGTGCAATCTATTGGGCGCACAGATTTATACAAGGCGATGCCAAATGAGGCTACCGAAGGTAATACTGTTATTAGTTTGGAGTTGTTGTGAGTAACGAGGACGCGTTGAACGAGATAAGAGCACACGAGCGAGAGTGCACAATACGGTACGAAAATATAGAGCGGCGGCTTGACGAGGGTAGTGATAAGTTCAAGCGTATTGAAAACCTAATTACTGGTTTGTATGGCCTTATCATAACAGGTGGG